TTGCTATATTTCTCAATACCAAAGAATACACACTCAAGAATGGAACTAAGTTAACCTCACCATTCTACTCAGAGTATGGATACCTCAATGAGGGTCTTGCTACCCCTAAAGAAGCAGGCGAACTGTTTAACGCTGTTGAAGGCTATAAGGGTATTAAGCAGAAGTATGGCCTGAGCGACAAGTTCCTTAGCACAGAGTCACTCAAGAACTACGTAAAGAACAACGTCACAGTCCTTGACCTTGATGAACGCGCTAATACTGCACGTTTGGCTGCTATTCAGGCAGACCCAGCAAAGACAGATGCACTTATAGCATTAGGTTATATTGCAACCAAGGAAGGTCTACAAGACTTCTACCTTGATTCAAAGATTGGCAAAGAGCAGTTAGAGATCAATAGAAATACAGGAGCATTTGTAGCAGAAGCAATCCGTCGTTCTAAGACAGGTATTTCTACTGCCCCTGGTCAGATCGAAGGCATGAAGGCTCTTGCTGCTTCTCTTACTGAGAAGGGCTATACAGAGGCTCAGATCGCTCAACTTGCATCTACAGGCTTTGAAGAGATCGGAAAGACTCTTGAGCCACTGACTAAACTAGAGAATATTTATGGAGTCAAGGCTGACAAAGAGGCTATCCAAAAAGATCTTCAAACAGAAGAGTTCCTAGGAATGGCATCAGAATTACGCAAGAAGCGCAAAGAACAAGAAGAACTAGCATTTAAGCGTAAGAGCGGAACCATGGGAGCAAGCCGAGGATTCGGTGGCTCACTAGGTACACGCTCCACACTCGGAGCAGTATAAAAAGAATTCCATTGGACCTATCGGCCCCAATGGTGTATAAGACCGATAGTACGAGCCAACTTGGAGCCCCTTCCAATCTTGAGGCGTACGCCAACTACTAACAAGGGAGAGGTTGCTATGAGCAACAACCGCGACAACATCAACTGGGACATCGAAGACGAAGATGACGAGGATTACACCCCGACATACGACAACGATACCGATCTAGTAAAGAAACTCCGCAAAGCGCTAAAGGCCGAGCAACGCAGAGCAAAAGAACTAGAGAGTAACCTGGGAGAACTGAGTAAATCTCAAAAAGAGCGGATTCTAAAAGATGTTTTTACATCCCGTGGAGTCAACGCAAAGATCGCAGCATTCGTTCCAAATGACATCGAAGCAAGCGAGGAAGCAATTTCCGCATGGATCGACCAGTATGCCGACGTGTTTGGTATTCAACAGGACGCTCCAAAGGTATCTCAAGAAGATATCGCTTCAATGCAGAAGATGAACAATGTTCTGACTAATGCAGAAGCACCAGGGGCTTCGGATGATATTGCAAATCGCCTAGCGAATGCAACTTCCGAAGATGAAATTCTAACCATTCTCAGCGGTCAATAAACCGCAAACTAACCAGAAAGGAGATATCTCCAAATGGCAGATATCTTTACCACTACAACCTCTGGGTTAGGTTCCAATCTTGTAACTTTGGCGTACGACAAGTTGATCGAAATCAACCTTCGTTCAACACCACAGTTCCGCGCAATCGCAGACAAGAAGATCGGAAACCCAACTCACGACGGTTCTTCAATCCGTTTCCAGTTCCACAACGATATTGCTGACACCTCAATCGCAGGTGCAACACTCGCTGAAACTGTAGATCCAGATGCAGTAGCACTACCAGCGACCACAACTCTTGATGTCACACAGCAAGAACTAGGTCGCGTCGTACTTCCAACACGCAAGTTGGCACTTATGTCTCTTGCTGATGTTGATCCATGGATTGCTAACGCAGTTGCGTTCAACATGGCAACAACACTAGACAACGGTATTGCCGCTGTTCTAGATGCAGGTACAAACGTCATCCGTGAATCAGGCGGAGCACTTTCAACAACTGCTGCTAAGTCAACAATTGACACAACAGACACATTCAAGGGACGCGACGTACGTTACGCTGTAACAAAGTTGCGTGCTGCAAATGTTCTCACACGTGGCGGAATGTATGTTTCATACATCCACCCAGAAGTTTCACATGATCTCCGTACAGAGACAGGAAACAACATCTGGCGTACACCACATGAGTACCAGAACGTTGGGCCACTCCTTGCAGGAGAACTCGGCGCATGGGAAGGTGTCCGTTTCATCGAGACACCACGCATGACAAACACCATCTCAGGTAAGGCTCTAACAGCACTTGCTACTGCTTCTGCAGTATCAGGTGTTTCAGGCGAGTTCACAATCGTTGCAGCAAACGCTGCATTCGGTGGTCTTGCTGAGGTTGGAGATGCTATCTCAGGTACAAACGTAGGAACTGGTGCTTTGATCACAGCAATCTCAGTTGGTGCAACAAACACAACATTCACTGTGTCTGTCGCTAACTCAGGAACTGTTGGAACAAACACACTTACAGTTACACCTAAGGCTCGCGTTTACAACACCTACGTACTCGGACAGCAAGCACTTGCTGAGGCAGTATGGAAGGAACCAGGCATTGAGTTTGGTAACGTTGTAGACAAGTTGAACCGTTTCCGCCCAGTCGGCTGGCACGGTATGATCAACTGGTCTGTATTCCGTCAGGAAGCGCTATACCGCATTGAGACTGCTTCATCAGTTCGTGCATAATCTAAGTAATTAGACGGGTGGGTAGGGGGCAACCCCTACTCATCAGTAAAACGACTTAGGAGGTCACATGACATACAGATTCACAACACCAACAATCAGCGAAGGTCCTGCTGGCGAGGGGCCACTTTTTAGTCGCTATCGCCTTACCCGTGGGATTAGCGTTATCAAGATCGACGGGGAATATTATGAGGTCAGAAACCCTTCTAGTGAAGAGATAGAAGAAGCGGAAGCCTTCTATTTAGGTGGGATAACATACGATGTTAGCCCAGGCGAGAAGGCTGGCCTAGAGGCAGCAGGATACACAGTGGAGACAGCATGAAACATTGGGAACATCATCCAGATCCGATAGATGGTTGCTTTGGTTGCAAGGCACTAGGACTACAGATGAATGCAGGGGACGCTTCTTCACAGAAGCAAACAAGCAATAAGAAGTGGGAAGGCGAATTACAAGCCTACCGCGATGCAAGGGCTCAGGGTATCCAGCCGTCAGGTACATCCATGAAGAAGATTCAAGAGGCTCGCAGAGCATCTGATGCTATGGGTAAAGCATACGACGCCAATACCATGCCCAGCACAAACTTAATACAAAACAAGACAGTATCCAAACTAAGCGAAGTAGGAGCAATCTAATGCCAAAAGTAGGAAAGAAAGAGTTCCCATACACAGCAAAGGGAATGGCTATGGCCAAAATGGAAGCCAAGAAGACTGGCAAGAAGATTGCCAAAAAGTCTGCTAAGAAAAAAGTCGTAAAGCGCGGAATTTTCAACAACAAGCGTGGTATGTAATTATGCCAGGAATGAAGAAAAAGGCTACGCCTTCACCTAAACCAAAGAACACTGGTCCAATACTTGTCCTTCCAAATGGAAGTACTGTTGGTCTTAGAGATCTTGGTAAGGTAAAGCCAACACCAAAGGCTACCGCTACACCTAAGCCAAAGGTTACTTCAAACCCAACCTGGGAGAAGCAACAGAAGAAAGCAGAAGCCGAACTTCGCAAGAAGCGTCAGGCTGAGGCTAATCGTACTGGTACTTGGCCAAACGGTTACACCAACTAAGAGAACAATATGACCTATACAAAGCCTGAATTAAGAGAGCGAATCAAGAACCGCATTATGGCGGGCTCTCAAGGTGGTAAACCTGGTCAGTGGTCTGCTCGTAAAGCACAGTTAGTTGCTCAGGCTTATAAGAAGGCTGGTGGTGGCTACTCTGGTAGCAAGACTACCAAACAGAAGTCCTTGTCTAAATGGACAAAGGAAGAGTGGGGAACCAAATCTGGTAAACCTAGCACTCAAGGATCCAAGGCAACAGGAGAACGCTACCTTCCCAAGAAGGCACGTCAGGCTCTATCAGCCAAGGAATACGCAAAAACAACTGCAGCCAAGCGTAAGGGTACAAGTCAAGGCAAGCAGTTTGTAAGACAACCCAAAGCGATAGCAAAGAAAACCTCAAAATACAGATAAAGGGAAGGTAACAAAAATGGCAAGAATGACAGGAAGCGGACAACCTTCGGGATACCGCAACTATGCAGCACCAGCGTCAAAGCCAAAGGCTCCAGCAATGAAGGTCTCACAGGCAACAATTGATCGCATCAAGGCAGACGGCATGACAGCCGCTCTCAAGAAAGCCGTAATGGGCAAGGCAAGCGCTTCATACGTCGAAGGCGTAAAGCGCATGTACGGCGCAGCACGTGTTACAAAGGCGAAGACACAGGCTCCAGGTTCATACCAAGGATCAACATTTGTTCCAGGTAAGAAGAAGGCTACTGGCGGCTCAGGAATGCGCGGATCAAAGGTTAAGTAATGACAGACCCTAGACTAAAGCGGGTAGGAGTATCTGGCTATAACAAGCCAAAGCGTACACCGACTCATCCAAAGAAGTCACACGTAGTTGTGGCAAAAGTGGGTGGGACGGTCAAGACTATCCGCTTTGGTCAACAGGGTGTCAGTGGCTCTCCAAAGAAAAAGGGAGAGTCGGCATCATATGCAGCGCGACGTAAGTCATTTAAGGCTCGTCACGCAAGTAACATTTCTAAAGGAAAATTGAGTGCCGCGTATTGGGCAGATAAGGTTAAGTGGTAACATGGCAACTAAGCCAAACAAAAACATCAAGGTTTCGCAAGCAACCATTGATAAGATTAAGCAGCAGGGAATGTCTGCCTCCCTCAAGGCAGCATCATCAAATAATTCTCCTGAGTATCGTGAAGCACTCCGCCGTATGTATGGCGATGCTCGCGTAGCAAAGGCAACAGCATCAACAAAACCATCATCTTCTGGTCGTTATGTCGGTTCTATGTTTGTACCTGATAAGCCAGCATCTAAGGCTCCTGCAGGTGGACAGCCATCAGGATATCGTAATCCTAGCCAGGCTAAGTCAGATGGTGGCGGTAAGTACGTAGGATCTATGTTCGTTCCTAACAAGCCAACCGCAGGAAAGGCTCCAGTTAAGAAAGCAGCCGCTTCTAAGACAAAGCCTAAGTATGGCGGATTCTCAATGCTAGGTGGCGCTCTTGCTGGTTTAACAAACAAAATTGAAAGAACTCCTGCACGTGAAAGAGAAATTGCAGCACTACAGGCAAGACTAAAAGCAAAGCGCGAAGCAAAGAAGAAGAAGTAACTCAAACTTAAAGGACGTTAAATGACAACCACCTATACCAATATGATAGATGAGGCACTCCTCAATCTATCTGGTTATACAATGAGGCAGGATCGTAGTACCCACCTTACACAGGAGATCAACGCATCTGCCTTGACTCTTAACTTGGCTGATGTGTCAAATATTGGTAAAGGTGTTGTCGAGATTGATGACGAACTACTTTGGATTGATAGTTATGATCGTGTGTCCAATACCGCTACTGTAGCACCTTATGGCCGTGGCTATAACGGTACTACGGCAGCGGTACACACGGTTAACAGCCGAGTAACCGTTGCTCCTACCTTCCCTAAGGCAGTAGTAAAGAAAGCCATCAACGATACAATTGACGCAGTATTTCCTCAACTGTTTGCAACAGGGGTTCATGTCTTTAACTTTAACTCTGCTAAGACAACCTACAGCCTACCAGCAGAGGCAGAGACAATCCTCTACGTCTCATGGCAGCCAACAGGATCTACAGAAGAATGGATGCCACTTCGTAACTGGCGTCAAGATCCTCTTGCAAATACAACATCATTTGCATCAGGCAACAGTATTTCAGTCTACGACAATATTCAATCAGGTCGCAAGATCCAGGTTCACTACACCAAGAAGCCAGCCACGCTTTCAGCATCTCCAGGTTCTGCAGTATTTGAGACTGTCACAGGGCTTCCATCATCTTGTAAAGATGTCATCCTTTACGGAGCATCATATCGCCTAGCGTCATTCATTGACCCAGGTCGACTTAACTATTCATCTGCAGAAGCAGATAACGCAGATACAAAGATCCAGTATGGCTCTGGTGCTTCAACAGCACGATTCATGCTTGGACTCTATCAGCAACGCTTGAACGAAGAAGCAGGCAAACTTCGTGATGTTTACCCAACCCGAATCCACTATACGAGGTACTAATCAATGACAGTCCGCAGATACTCCTCCATCTCGCAAGAGACATCACTTACATCAGCACTTAACTCAACTGCAACCACTATGGTGGTTAACTCAGCAGCGGTGCTCGGTGGCTATACGCTTGCTTCTGGTGAGCGCTTTACTCTCGTTATTGATCCAGATACAGCGCTTGAAGAAATTGTCTATGCCGTATCTCCTAGCCAGCCTAGCAGCACAACAATAACAATTATTCGTGGTGTTGATGGAACTGGTACAGAAGGCTCTACTGGTGTAGCCCACTCAGCAGGAGCCAAGGTTCGTCACATGGCTATCGGTGTTGACTTCCGTGAGGCTAATAACCACATCGAAGCAACCACAGGACACGGTGCGACTGGTGCTGTAGTTGGTACAACCAACACCCAGACACTTACCAACAAGACTCTTACCTCACCTGAGGTATCAGGATTAACCCTTACAGATGCAAGCATTGTATTTGAAGGTGCTACTGCTAATGCATTTGAAACAACTCTTACAGTCACAGATCCTACTGCAGACCGTACGGTCACAATTCCAGATGCTACAACAACTCTTGTAGGAACTGATACAACTCAGACTCTTACTAATAAGACACTGACTAGCCCAACCATTACTGGTACTGGCGCTATCGCAGGTACATTCACAGGTAACCTCACAGGCAACGTCACTGGTAACGTATCAGGAACCTCTGGTTCAACCACAGGTAATGCTGCTACAGCCACAGCCCTAGCCACTGGTCGCACATTCCAACTCACTGGAGATGTCGAAGCAAGCGGAGTTACCTTTGATGGAACTGGCAACGTAAGCCTTACAACAGTCATTGGCACTGGAGCAATCGTCAATGCAGACGTTAATACATCTGCTCAGATTGCCTACGGCAAGTTGGCTTTGACCAACGGTATTGTCAATGCAGACATCAACGCATCTGCTGCTATTGACTGGAGCAAGATTGCTCCTTCATCTACAGTATCTACAACAGAACTTGGATACCTTGACGGAGTTACTTCTGCTATCCAGACTCAGATTGACTCTAAGTTAGCGACTGCAACAGCCTCAAGCACATACGCTCCATTGGCTAGCCCTGCTCTTACTGGCGTTCCTACTGCTCCAACTGCTACTGCTGGTACTAACACTACTCAGGTAGCAACTACAGCATATGTTGGAACAGCAATCAACAACCTTATTGATGGTGCTCCATCTACTCTTGATACCCTTAATGAGATTGCAGCAGCCTTGGCTGATACAGCAAACTTCTCAGACACAGTAGTACTCAAGTCTGGTAGCACAATGACTGGCAACCTAGCAATGGGAACCAACAAGGTAACTGGACTTGGTACACCAACTACATCTACTGATGCAGCCACTAAGGGCTATGTAGATACAGTAACTGTTGCACCTAGCAACTTGACTGGTCCTATCACATCTGTAGGTGCAGCAACTAGCGTTGCAGCCCAGACTGGTACAGGCTCTACCTTCGTAATGAATACCAGTCCTACCCTTGTTACCCCTGTTCTTGGTGTAGCAACTGCTACATCTATCAACGGTACAACTATTCCATCTAGCAAAACTCTTGTGGCTACAGACTCTACAGACTATGTAGTGCCTAGTCAGACTGGTAACTCAGGCAAGTTTTTAACTACCAATGGAACTGTATCCTCTTGGGGAGCCGTTGATGCTCTACCAAGCCAAACAGGTAATGCAGGAAAATACTTAACCACAAACGGCACATCCGCTACGTGGTCAACAATTGTAACCGACCCAACCCCAAGCATCTTTATGCTTATGGGTGCCTAAGAAACTAAGGAGAAATACAAATGGCAAAAAAAGTACTTGGGCAATCAAACCCATCAGCAACAACAGCAACGACACTTTACACGGTACCTTCTGCTAAAGAAGCAGTAGTATCAAGCATCTCTATTGCTAACCTAACAGCAACTGCTGCTACGTTTCGTATTGCTATCCGCCCTGCGGGAGCAACACTAGCAAACGTGCATTACTTTGCTTATGACATCACAGTAGGTGCATCAGATACCACAGTTATTACTGTTGGTCTTACACTTGCAACTACAGATGTAGTAACAGTTTACGCTTCAACTGCTAACCTTGTATTCCACGCGTACGGTGATGAGGCTTCTGTCTAATGTCAATCAAGAGTGTTAAGACTGGCGAAAACAGTATTAGCCTCTTAGTAGGCAATGCTTTTTATAATCCTATTCCTGTTGACTACCTTGTAGTTGCAGGTGGTGCAGGTGGTGGTTCCTTTGGTGGAGGTGGAGCAGGAGGATATAGAACTGGTTCATCATTCTTCTTATCTGATTCTTTTACTGTAACCGTAGGAGCAGGACAACCTGGTAGCACAAGTGGTGTTAATTCTGTCTTCGACACAGTTACTGCTGCGGGTGGTGGTGCTGGTGGTGATTACTCAAATACCACAATGAACGGTACTGCTGGTGGTTCTGGCGGTGGTGGCGGTACTAAGACTGGTTCAGGTTCCCCTTCTTATGGAGCAGGTACAGGTGGTGCTGGTAATACTCCAAGCACATCTCCATCTCAAGGAAACTCAGGTGGAAGCGGCTCCAACACAGGATTTGGTGAAGGCGGCGGAGGTGGTGGTGGTTCATCATCTAATGGTGGAGGTTTTACAGGTACATATGACACAACAGCCACAGGTGGTAGCGGTGGTAATGGCACATCTAACTCAATCACAGGGTCAACAATAGTTTACGCTGGAGGTGGCGGTGGCGGCGCTTACAACAATGTTGGCGTTGGTACTGGTGGCGGGGGTAATGGAAAGAAAATTGCTGGCGGTACAGTTGCAGCAACCGCAGGAACTGCTAATCGCGGAGGCGGTGGTGGAGGCGGTTACGCTGACACAGGTGCAAGCGGTGGTTCTGGGGTAATTGTTATTGCTTATCCAGATACATACCCTGCTCTAACGAATATTGGTGCAGGATTAACATATACACAACCAACCCGTTCAGGTTATCGTGTATATCAATTCACAGGTGGAACAGGAACGGTGACAAAGTAATGGCTATTTCATCTATGAGAAATAAAGCAATAACTTCACAAATTTCTTCTTTGAAACGCTACATTAAAGCAACTGGCGGAACAATTACTCAAGATTCAAATTATGTTTACCACACATTTTTAGCAACAGATACTGTTGGATTTAAGCCATTTAGAAACTTAACTGCAGATATTCTTGTTATTGCAGGTGGTGGAGGTGGTGGTGGAGATGCTGGCGGAGGCGGTGGAGCAGGTGGTTTACTTCTTCACAGCGCACAATCATTAACTCAAACTAATTATGCAGTTACAATTGGTGCTGGTGGCGCTGGTGGAGTTGGAGTTGCTGGAACCATTGGAGTTGATTCAACATTTGGTTCATTAACTACCTCAAAAGGCGGCGGTTTCGGCGGACGCGCAGATGTTGGTGGTGATGGCGGTTCAGGTGGCGGTGGTTCAGGTCGCGGAAAATTAGCAGGAGTTAATCCAGCAGGCGGTGCTGCTAGTCCATCTGGACAAGGCAACGCAGGTGGAGCAGGTGCTGGTAGTAGTAGTGGTGGTCAAGCAGCAGGTGGTGGTGGTGGCGCTGGCGCTGCTGGTGCTGCTGCTGCAATCAGCGCTGGCGGTAACGGCGGTGCTGGTGTAAATACTTATTCATCTTGGGCAACTGCAACATCAACAGGCGCTAGCGGATTTTACGCTGGCGGCGGTGGTGGTGGTCGCATTGATTCGGGAACTTATGGAACAGGTGGCTCAGGCGGCGGCGGTAACGGTGGCGCTCCTGGAACAGCAGGTAGCACTAATACTGGTGGCGGTGGTGGCGGTGCTACTACCTCTCCAAATAATACAGGCGGCACAGGCGGTTCAGGAATAGTCATAGTGAGGTATGCAATCTAATGGCAGTTATTAGTCTTAAACTTAAATCTAAAAGCAGAAGTGTGCTTGCTGGTAACGCTTATTATGACCCTTATATTTATACGGATGTATTAATTGTTGCGGGTGGCGGTGGTGCAGGTTGGGATACTGCTGCTGGCGCGGGTGCTGGTGGAGTTATTGCAAGCGCTGCTAATACATTTTTGCCTGGGTCTTATACATTTACAATTGGTGGTGGTGGTACTTCTCCATCTACTTCTAATGGAACAAATGGAGTAGATTCAAGTATTTCTGGAACAGGTATTTCGTTAACCGCAAAAGGCGGTGGAGCAACATCAACAAATGGACCTGCAGGGTTTAATGGCGGTTCAGGTGGTGGTGGAGGATTTAATTTAACTGCTGCTGGAACGTCAACCCAAACTGGTGGTTATGGTAACTCAGGTGGAACTTCTTCATCACAGCCAGGAGGATACCCAACTGGCGGTGGCGGTGGTGCAGGAGCGGTTGGTGGCAACACGTCTGGTAATACTTCTGGTTCTGGCGGTGTTGGCATAAGTGGATTAATAGTTGCTTTTGTTAATACAATGGGAAGCGTTACTTCTACAGGACAATTGGTTTCTGGAAACTACTACTACGCAGGTGGTGGTGGAGGTGGTGCTTACGGTACAGGCGGAGGCGTTAGAGGTCTTGGCGGCAACGGTGGTGGAGGAAACGGAACTGCTTCACCAAATGGGGCTGCAGGTATCGCTGGAACAGTAAACACTGGAGGCGGTGGCGGTGGTGGAGCAGGTGGAGGTGGCTCTGCTGGAGGAGGCGCAGGTGGTTCAGGTATTATAGTGATTCGTTATCCAGATACTAAACCAAACTTATCATCTATCGGTGGTGGTTTAACTTATACTCAATACACAACAGGCGGGTTTAAATATTACAAATTTACCGCAGGAACAGGGAGCGTGACATTCTAATGGCACATTACGCATTTCTAGATGAAAACAATATCGTAACAGAAGTAATTGTAGGACGTAACGAAGACGAAGTAGTAGACGGCATCTCTGATTGGGAAGCACACTACGGAGAATTTCGTGGACAGGTCTGCAAGCGCACAAGTTACAACAACAACATTCGTGGTACATACGCAGGAATTGGGTATTACTACAACGCAGAAGAAGATATCTTTGTAGCACCTCAGCCTTACCCATCTTGGACACGCAATGGTTCATTCTGGGAAGCACCTACACCTATGCCTACAGATGGACAATTCTACCGTTGGGTAGAAGAAGACCTTAACTGGCAAGTAATTCCAACCGAATAATTTAATTTCTTTCTAGTAGTGGAGGTACGCTTTGGCTGGCCAAGATATTACCGAGGGTTTACCCCTCAATGTAGGTAATCCTGGAACAAGTGGATTCTGGACCAATAACGCAGAGGACTATGACGTAGCCTTCGGTGGTATCCCATTCTTCATCGCACCAACAGATCAGAACCCATATCAGCGCGAGACAGCACCATACCGCAAGGATCAGTTTGACAACTCACGTGAACCAGGCGAGCAGTCTCTTACAGGCTGGTGGCTTCGTTCTCAGTCATCATTCCATGGTGGAGCAGGTATCAAGTTCTTCGATCCATCAGCAGGTGAGTCAATCGGCTACCGCTACTTTGATTCACAGGGTGTTAATCCTTGGGTTAAGGGTCAAGTAACCCTGCTCAAGGATACAAGCAACGTTCATACTATAACAACAGAAGTTAACGAAGAAGATCCAACAAAAAAGGCTGAACAGCATATTCGCTCTATTCGTTACAGCAATACAAATGCAATCTTGCTTCATGACGGCTACGATGTAGACCGTATTGATGCTGATGGAACATTGATTCACTGGTTGGACTATAACTCTGGAACAGATGATCCTGTGTTTGGTATCTGTGACGATGGCCTATATGGTTACTTTGTTACAAATGACACAGTATCTGGCAAACTAGAGTTTAACCGTAAACTGTTATCAGATGGTGCTGCAGTAGCGCCTACCGCTAGGTTTACAACTCCTGGATTGACTATCACTTCTGCAGAGATGGAATTTGTAAAAGATCGTATTGTGATGTGCGTTAATAACGCAGTCTATGAAATTGCTACAAATGCAACAACATTGCCTTCTGCTATCTACACCAATCCTAATACTAACTACGTATACACTAGCATCACGGCATCAGGTCCTGCTATTTATACTGCTGGTCACTCAGGTATCTATTCGACTATCCAGAAGTACACTCTAGGAACTAACGGCGCTATGCCAACTCTGTCACAGGCTGTTGTTGCTGCAGAACTGCCACCTGGAGAGATCATTCATAAGATTTTGTATTACCTTGGCTATATGATTATTGGAACCAGCAAGGGTCTACGCGTTGCTAACGTTAACGACCAAGATGGTTCTCTTGAGTATGGTCCACTTGTATTTGAGTCAACTCAACCTGTCTATGACATCGCATGTCGTGATCGTTTTGCATGGGCTACCACAGGTGTAGGTTCTAACGCTGGTCTTACTCGTGTTGATCTTAGCCAACTTATCGAGGGAGAGCCACTACGCTTTGCCTACTCAACTGACTTGGTTGGAGTACAAACAACTCTTAATCCAACCACAGCAGTGGGATTTGTAGGAACAACCAACCGTTTAGCATTCTGTAGTGCCAACAATGGAACAGCCGACGGAAAAGCATATATTGAGTCTGCTAGCACTTTTGTAACATCTGGCTACCTACAGACAGGTGCTATCCGCTATGGAACACTTGAGCCAAAGAACTTTAAGTTTGTACGTGCCAGAGGTGACTATTCCTTTGGTGCTATGGACATCCAGACAGTAGAAGAGAATGGCAATATCAACAACGTCATCTCTTACAATGCTGCAGTTGGTACTCCAGATGCAGCAACGACCAACCCAGAGGCTCCACAAGAGTTCCTATCCTACAGATTTACGCTCTCACGTAGCGCAAGCGATACCAGTAAAGGACCCGTATTTAAGGGCTTCCAAGCAAAAGCGCTTCCTGCAACTAAGCGCCAACGGTTGATTCAGTTCCCCGTGTGGTGCTTTGACGTTGAGAAAGACCGTTATAACGTAACGACTGGATATGAAGGCCGTGCGTGGGAGCGTATTCAAATACTTGAGGCAATTGAAGCCGAAGGCGATATTGTCAACGTACAAGACTTTACGACAGGAGAACGTGTGCAAGCCATCATCGAGCAGATTCAATTCTCTCGTAAGACCCCACCAAGTGGAAACTTCTCTGGGTTTGGCGGTTTGCTTACTGTAACAGTCAGGACCGTCTTATGACGATTACTGAATGGGCTGGTTTTTTCGTAGCGCTGATGACCCTGATTGTAGGGTTTACAGGTTTTGTTCGATGGTTAGTTAAACACTATCTATCAGAATTAAAACCAAATGGGGGTAGTTCTGTCAAAGATCAAGTGAACCGATTGGAAACACGCGTTGACCAAATATATCTCCTCCTCTGCGAGAAGGACGGCAAGTAGACTAGGAATTATTCTCCTAGTAATAGGCACATCTTATTTATTCCCAGCATCATCACAGGCCGTAATGGTCTTAGACGTACAGATTACTTGTACCACTGCCGATGGCAGCGAGACTAGAACTGCTACGACTGGCTGGGATAATAGTAATAGTTTTTTTAATGGTAAGGGTAGTATTCCCAGACTGTACTGTGAGGGAGGATTCAATGGACGATTCACTGTTTTTATTAGTGACAGTCTTTCTGATAACGCTCTTCGTTACTATAATGGCGTAGCCCCTAGTCCCGAAAGTCCCAGCGAGACTCAAACTGTAACTTCTGAGAGTTCAACTGTCGTATCTGAAACTGCCACTGCTCCTTCATCCGAACCAAGTCCCTCTCCGAGTCCTTCAACAGTTGATTCTCAAACTGCAACTGTCGAATCTCCGACTGTGATAGTTGATTCTCCAACTGTAGTTGTTGTACCTCCTGAGACAGTATCCGCAACTGAAACTGTAACTGTTGAAACACAGACTCCAACTTCCGATACTTCAACTCCTGTACTACCAGTAGAAACATCAACGGTAGATACCCAAACAGTAGAATCAATTCCAACACCTGTAGTTACTCCTCTTCCTGAGCCAGTACCAGTAGTGCAACCAGAACCAATAGTGGTATCGCCACCAAGGCCAGAGCCTCAACCAGAACCATTACCTGAACCTACTCCAGAGCCAGAACCTGAGCCTGAGCCAGAACCCACTCCTGAAGTTCCTGAAGAACCAGAGCCTGAAATTGACGAACCAGTGGATGAACCAGAGGTCGTAGAGCCTGAGGTTCCTGCGGAACCAGAAGAGCCTGTCGAGGAACCTATTGAGGAACCTGAGATCACGGAGCCTGAGATCGTTGACGAACCAGAGCCACTTGAGCCTGAGGTTGAACCTACTGAACCTGAGCCAACGCCTGAACCAGTACAACCTGAGCCTCCTATAGAAACACCTGAACCTACTGTACCAGAAGTTGTGGTGCTTAGTGAGTCGACAGACCTCAGCGTGTTGCCCCCTGATACGCCCGTAGAACTGCCTAACGGCGTCGTTCTTACGGCTGAGGTGGTAATAGCCTTAACCCTACTAGAAAACCCTGCAGAACTCCTTGCAGAACTCTTTACAGATCCAGGACAAGTCCTTACCGCCCTATCAAACATTGGTGCAGATATGTCATCAGAGGTAAGAGAAGAGTCAGAGAAGGTTGTTCTATCAGCCATTATCGCTGGAAACATAGCCACCCAAGCCGCAGCAGGTGCTGCTGCTGCAGCCGCGTATAGAAGGAAACCCTAATGAAAAAATGGTTCTCAGATTTCTTTAATCAACTCTGGACAATCCTAGGCATGTTCACCGCCTGGGTGGTACTAGAAGGGTCTGCAAAGACTATCGTTGGTTATGCAATCATAGCAACACTTATTGTCTGGGCAGTAACGCTCAACATCCGAAACATGAAGGACGAATAATGGATACATTCAAGAACGTAATGATGAGAATCTTTGCTGTTATCGCAGCAGAGTCTCTTGGAGTTATCGGTGCTGGATCATTAGTTGGGATTGAAGTATGGCAGGCCGCAACGCTTGCTGGCGCTCTGGGAGCAGCACGTGTGCTTGAAGCCCTTGCCCGTTTCTACCTAGCAGATGGAAGCCTCACCTCAGAAGAAATCAATGCAGCCTTTGCTAAGGTTGATA